TGGGGGGCTCAGAATAGTATCCTGGAAAACGCTCTGCTTTCCAATTCATCTTTTCCATTTCTTGTGTAAACTGTTCTTTACGGTCAGTCCGTTTATCCAAGTTTATGTAAAAAATATGTTCAATAAAATGTACCATTCTTGGTGTATTTGATTGTATTATACAATACCCACACTTGTCAATAATACCATTTATACGCACTCATCGCTTTTGTCATCCACAGTGTCATCTAATACACTCTCATCTACTGACTCTTTTTTCTCGTTTTTATCCAAGTACCGATACATTCGTCTTATTTCCAATTTACTTATTTCATAATCTTCAAACCATTTTTCTATTTGTATTAGCGTGTCATTCTTGTATATATTGGGAACATTCTTAAACATTCGCAACTCCTCAAACATACATAACAAATCCTTTTTATCCAATGACAACGTTTCGCATAAATTGTACAAAAATAGCATATTATTGTATTCGGTTGAATATTTTGTTAACACCTTGGTAAAGCGAACTTCGTTTGGTTGGTATAGACCATTGTTTTCTGGAAACGCTTCGTGGTAAATTTTATTATTATGGAACGTTTTCATTAACGAACTCATTTCATTGAACTGCCATATTTGACTTTGAAACGTAATACGGTCTACATAATCTGCATAACAAATATTATCCAATAACTCCAAATACAAAGGCAGCGATTCCTCTTTCTTTTTGCTTTCCAGCATATCTATTACGTTCTCATGCCACAATAACGAAACAATTGTACGTTCTGTTTCATTCATAATCAATGAATGTGTGTCAATTGAACACGAATGGTTTAATAAATGATGAGTTATCTTCTTTGCATCCTCGTTATATGACTTCTTCTCAAATAAGCGTTCCAGCTTTTTCATTTTTTCTGGTTTCTTTATTGCATAGTCCATTACAAAATCTAATTTACGTAAGTCTCCGTCTATATATTTTATTGCATTTTCGATTACATTCGGCTCAAATATACTGTAATTCGGTAGCTTATTCTCCAGTAAATTATGTAATTGCCTGGAGGTTGGTGTTGGCAGCTCAAACACATTGCATACATTCATTAATTCACGAATTTTCTTATCTGTATTATACCCGCCAATACAAATAATGGGATTCATCGTTTTACTTTCCAATTTCTGTCGCTTTGTCTTCTTTTGTCGTATTAATTTAATCAATGCCATAATACCCCCCTTGTCGCCATTATTCATTCCATCAATCTCGTCCATCACAATTACAATTCGTTTCTTTTTCTTTTCCATCATTTGCAATACATTTTGCGACGCAATACGGTCACACGTAATTGTATCGATTAATGACTTATTACGAACATATCCCGCGTCATAATGAATAATATCATAATTCAATTCCTTTAATAGATTCGTCGCAAACGTTGTTTTTCCGCTACCTGGACCTCCATAGAGATATATACCTTTTTTGTAATCCATATTGTTTTGTTTTTCATCAAAATCTAATAATAAGTTTTTTATTTTGGTCGCAATCTCTATTCGTTCAAAGTATTGTGAATAGTTTTCCATCAAAGAATGCGAAAATAGTATCTATTACTTATTATTAGACAAGTTTTATTTATGTTATTCTGAACGCAAATTATCTACCAAATGCACTGAAATCAGCTGTTAATGGCAAGAAAACACCTTGTTGCTTTTCTGGTAATAATCCATTTCGTGAAAAGTCAGTTGAAACTGGCTTTCTGGTTTGTTGTTCGTTATATTGTGTGCGTGTTCCTTGTGGGTATTGTTGTCTTTGAACGCTTGTCAAAGGTGCTTGTTGTCCGTTCATTTGTTGCTGTGCTTGTTGTTGTGCGCGCTGTTCTGGGGTTAATAGCTTCATAATACCTCCTCCAATTCCGCTTGCAATATCAACAGTTCCAGAAGCAGTATCACGCAACAAATTATCCGCGGTCTTGATGGTAGTGGTTGCCAAATCACCGGTTGTATTTACTGCATTATTTATAATGTTTGGGTCTCCGCTTCTGGTTTGTCCGTCAGATTGAACTACGGAACGCCCGGAACTTCCTAGTGTTCCAGAACCTCCTTGTCCGCCACAATTCGTACATTGCACTTTGCTTGGGACCTTAGGACAAGCAGGGCACGCAGGGCATACGGGTGGCACTACTTGACTTTTCAACATGTAATTAGAACCATATCCACTTGTTTCCTCGCCATCGGTTCCGGTTTCACCTCCTGCACCAGAACCTAACATACTTGTTCTTGCACTCAAAAGAGCACTTAATAATTGAGAGGTGCGTCTGTCTTCAGCAGCAGTTCTGGCAGCAGCTGCACTTTCTTCTGCTCTTCTTGCATCCGCAGCAGCGTTCCTATCTGCTACTTGGGAGGCAGTAGTGGTTGTGGTCGTTTCCGAATTACTAATCAATTGGGTTAATGTAATTGGACTACTTCCTTTGATACCTTCAATGTCTAATAAATAACTCTTACTATGGGTTAAAGCAGAATCGGACGCGCTTGCTTTTCTCAACAAAGTAATTACAGTTGCTGTTCCGTGTGCGGTGTAGAAGACTAATTGTTGTCCTTGATAATCCAATACGCAATCCATTGGAAGGGTCGTTCCAGCATCATCTACACTTGCGGAATCATAAATAGTCATATCTTCAACACTTCCTGATGGAATGGATTCTAATAAACCAGTGCTGCTACGAGGTAAAATATCGAAGTTCGTATCACTTTGTTGAACGATCAAATCTGCTGTTTTGAAGTCGAAGAACACATATTCGCTCAATTGTAGCACCTTTCTCTTGTCGCTATATTCATCCACTGCTACCAAACTCTTATCATTCGAACTATCCAATGATACATACGTAGTAAAAGTGCTTGCTACTGTGTCCGATAAATTGGAAATGTTTCCAGAATCGGTTGTGTATAAGGTAGTCCCGATATATGTGAACACGTTCTGTGTTTCATAATCACTGTCTAAAACAGTCAAGTAGGTGTTTTGGTCCCACGCGGTGTAAATTACATATTGGATTGCTACATCCTCATCAGCGGGCGCGGTCGTGTATAATTTGCTTGTGTAAGAATCATCTAAATCCTCCGATGCAGTGCTATCGTCTACGGTTGGAATTAGAGTAGAATTTGATTGAATTACAGGTCTTACACGAGTAAAAGATACGGTTCCATCAGTATCATCCTCATATGTATCATCCGTAGTAGTACTCAATTCTGTATACATTGCTCCGCTACGGGTCATAATTTTCACTTCACTCGGAATAGGGAAATCGGTTTCACTGTATACAGTGCTTTCACTGCTGTATTCTCCACTTGAATCATACTTGTAAATAGATGTATACGTGGTCTCGTCATCCGTAGTGGTTGCAGTATCATCATAAGTCATTTCATCTACCACTTCAATTATGTTTCCATTGTTGGGGTCATAAAAAATATTTGTGCCTAATTCTAATAATTCAGTAACACCACCATCGTATGCATCCATTGTTACAGTTGCGGTTCCTGCTGTTCCTGTACCAAACCCTTCAAAAGTATTTTTTCTGTAACAAAAGAACATCATTATGACTAAAAGTACCAACAATATGATAAATATAGTTAATGGTGTTATCTTAAACTTGGGAAATTTCAATCCAAACATCTATATAACATATTGTTATACATTTTTCACATCGGTTATAATAAAATTGAACTATCGAACCCCCTCTTCATTATCTATAAAATGACTACCTTACAACGATTTCATTTTACAGACCACCCCAAATACGAAATATGTATTGATGAGGCTGGACGCGGCTGCTTATTCGGTAAAGTCTACATTGCGTGTGTCATTCTACCACGCAAAGAAGAAGATTTCCCATGTGAGAACATTAAAGATAGCAAAAAATTCTCTTCTAAAAAGAAACTAAATGATGTATCGAATGTAATTAAAGAAAATGCATTGTATTGGAACGTCGTGTCTATGGATGAAACAATTATCGACCAAATTAATATCTTAAAAGCTGTTATGCGTGGTATGCATCAATGCCTTCATAACGCCATTGACTTTATTAAATCACACGACCCTAACGTTTCATACGGAGATATATGTGCGTTGATTGATGGCAACTACTTTCAACCTTACTGCCACATTGATAATGAAAGTAATGCACTGGTTCCTATTGAATATTATACTTTTGAAAAAGGTGATGGACGATATGTTGGTATTGCCTCTGCCGGTATATTGGCAAAAACGAGTCGCGATGCATATGTATTGGAAGAATGTGCTAAATACCCTTTGTTAGCCGAACGATACAAATTAGACACGAACTATGGGTATGGTACCAAGCATCATTTAGAAGGCTTGAAAGAACACGGTATGTCCCCGTGGCATCGTAAAACTTATGGTTTGTGTAAAACATTAAATGTAAACTGGGATTCCAATTCATCATAAGGAATCATTATGAATTTCGTTTCATTGTCCATAATACTGTATCCTATGTATATTTTTTTCGTGGCTTCATCATAAACAAAGCCATTCGAATACTCTATGTGTTTTCCTTCGAAAGAAAATGGCTCACTATACTTATACAATTTCCCATTTGCATCCAACACCACCCAGCAATGATAATAATGCCGCTTCGACTCATAACTTACCATATGCGTCAGAAACCATATACAATTCTTTATCCATATTCCGTGTGTTGAACCACGAAGCTTTTTGAATAACCACGGGGTCTCTTGTGTTCGTTCTGTAAAGTATTTTCCATTCGAAACTACTCCTTCTTGTAATCGTTCAAACTTGTAGATTGTCCTTACACTACCTTTTGTATCCACATAAGAGACCCAGTTCTTTTCCACCTCCATTGCATTGTCTTCTTTCATTATTATTTCACCGCTCTTATGCGTTCCATTTTCGTGGATAGTTCCCATTTCCACCTTTATGTTTTGGTATTCCAATCCTTTGTTTCCACTGTATACAAGGTCTCCGCTTCCATTGTATAGCAATCGCACATCTTCTAATCCAACATATAAATTGCCTTCGTCAGACAACCCTTCAAACTGCGATTCGTGTATTAATTCCTTTGTTTTCTTATTCCATACAAACCACTTGTTTATACTGATTATGTGCTGCTGATTATGATAATTTCCATTTTCATCTATGTAATAATTCACACATCGTATAAGCAATCCCATATGGTCTCCAAATAATACTACACTTGGCGTTGATGTATTGAAACTTGGTTCCAATGAATCCCTTACTGTATCCACAGCGGTTTTCCACAAAGAAATCCACTCGTCTTCCTTCGAATTGGAACACAGTTTTTTACTATAAAACTTGTAATTTTCCAAGCAGTTTTGCTTCGTTCCATCATCCACGTAATGTGTATTCCATACTTGTAAGAATGACTTACTTGTATTTTCCTTTAAAGGATTAAAATAATAACTGATAATACACCATTCGTAATCCAATTTGTATTCATATACGTCTTTTTCAAAAAATAAATGGTCGCTATGATTATAATGGTCTCTTGAATACTGTGCCATCTTGTAATACCAATGGGCAATCTTGTTTTTCCCCAGTATGCGATAATACTTCACAATTCTGTATAGGTTTTCAATTCGTTCAGGATAGTATTGATACCCTTCCATCCAATAATGAATCGCATGCTCGATTTTGCCCAATGCTTCATACGCCTTCCCAATCGAATAATAACAACACCATACTTCTTCTTTCCAACCACCGATTTCGATTCGTTTCATATACGTATCAATTGCCCCTTGATATTGCCCTACGTCCAAATAACTGTTTGCCAAATAAAACGTATAACGATCATTATTGGGATGTTCTTCTAATCCCTTTTTTAATAACGTTATATCACGCATAAACTTATTTTCTTTTGACCCACCATCTCCTATATCGTGAATAAAAAACATACTTTTTTGTATATTACCATATTGCGTGTCGTCGGGACATTGCATATATTCGTGGGTTACCCCCCAATAGGAAAATTCATTGCGGTTCTTAATTAAACGAACGTTCTTGTAATAAAACCCATCATTACCTTGTAATATATAATATGCATCACAATTCAGCTGCGACTTCCATAAAGAAACCTCCTTTATTTCTATTTCCAACTTCATATCTGCATCCACCAACAAGATATAATCAACATCATCACGCTTTTTACACATATCCAATGCTTTATTACGACTATATCCGAAATCACGGAATGCATGTTCCTCTATAACCCCATCCAGAATACCATTTTGCTTACAATAATCATGAATTACCTGAATTGTATTATCCGTGCTCCCCGTATCACAAATACAATAGGTATCAATTAATGGCAACACGCTTTTCAGTAATCGACAAATAATCTTTTCTTCGTTTTTTACAATCATATTTAAGCATATACGTGGCGATTTCTTTTCCATATAGTATTTGCTTATACCATATGTTATGCCACAACGGTTTATTATGTTTATTTGAAAACCTTTTTTCTGTATATAATATAAGTTATTGAAATGTCATTTACCCGATTCCACGATGATCCTTACCGTATTCAAAAACAATTAGAAGAA